ACCACGAACGTTTAATGTAAAGTTTGCAGTAGCATTAGCTGTTTTGGTAATGATTGCTTGAGTTAATACATCATAATTGATAGTACCAGTACTACCAGTTGCATTGCTAGTAACCTTTTCTTTTGCCTGTTGAATGGTTGTAGTACCGGTAAAAGTAACTCCACTATCAGCAAATGTTGCAATTCCACTTACGCCATTTACACCTACAGTAACATTACCATTTGAAGTTGTAATGTTTACATTACTTGTACCATTACTGATACCAGATGCTGAAGCTGGTGTTCCCCAACTTAATGTTCCGCTTCCATTGGTACTTAAATACTGTCCACTACTACCACCAGATATGTGTAAGTTTGCAACTGCACCTAATGTCACGTTTGCAGTTGTAGTAAAGTTAACAACACCTGTTGCGTTACTAACAGTTAAACCAGTTAGTGTACCTGTGCTAGTAATGTTTGGTTGTGCATTAGTTGTTACTGTACCTGCAGTACTTGCAGTACCTGCACTTGTGGCATAAGTTGAATTAGCAATGGTATTTGTCCAACTTAAAACATTTGATCCATTAGTTCTTAATACATATCCACTACTACCACCACTGATTTGTACATTAGCTACATTACCTAATTTAACAGTACCAATTACAGGAGAAAACCACGCTTCATTAAAATCAATATTACCAGCCATAACTATACTAGTAGGAGCAACTGTTGGATTGGGTCCTACAAATGAAAAGCCCCCATCACTAGTGTGACGTTCAGAACTTGTAGTATAAAAGTCTAAATATTGACCATCTAGTCTACCATAGCCAGTACCTTCCGTTCCATCTCTGTCAAAACTGATTCTACTAAAATCAGGAAAACCAGCGTTGGGATCAGTATTGCTATTAATATGCACCCAAGATGTATCATATGTTGTGCTAGTTTGTTTTGTAAATGTAAAGTCTTGACTACCATCAAAATTTGTTGGAGCTATTGCATTGGCAAATTGTATTGCATTGGGACCACCAACCGCAGTACCATTACCACCTCCGCCACCACCGGAGACCCAACTTAAATTACCTACGCCATCTGTTGATAATACGTAACCATTAAATCCACCGCTGATACTTACGTTTGCTATATTAGCATCTAAACCAGTTGCTAAATTTGCTGTAAATTCTATACCAGTATTTTGAACAGTTACATTTCCAACTGCAGGACCATTATTAACAACGCCATCGGTATGTACGATTTGCACATAAGGAGTGCCAGGGCCAAACGGATAAAAAACACTTGTAATTTTTGGAACAGTCCAGTTGTTACCAGTAATAGCGGTATCGTTAATTACAATAGTTGTTGGATTACTTGCTATGAAACTATCAGATTCAGTGGTATTCATAAAATATAATGCTAATGCAGTATTGTTATCAATCGTACCAGCATAATATCCATATGTACCATCTAAATCAAATACGGGATATGATGCTGAAGTAAATCCACCAGCAGGATTTATATTACCACTATCATCAAAAAATACTAATGTGTTGCTAACTGCATCAGTTACTTGAATAGTATTTGCAACTATTGACGTTGTAGTTATATTACCTACAGTTAATATGTTTGTAATTTGATCATATGTAAATTGATTATTAGCTGCTAAGAACCCATCAAAATTAAATTGAACTTCATTGTTACTACCAGCAGCTGCCGCGCTTCCACCACCACTAGCAAGTATGTCAATGGTATCACCTGCGCTTAATTCAAGATCAACTTGTACAGTAGTTGGATTTATTAATTGAAAGTAGAATGGTTCAATATTGATACCATTCTTAAACAAGTTGATATAATCTACACTTGAGTAAAATGCAATGTTTGCATCAGTAAACTGTTGGTTGTTACCATTAATTGTAACATCAAAATGAATGAATGGAGTCTTTTCATTTAATGTTTGAGTAGTCCAACTCAACCCACCATTACCATCAGTAGTTAAAAACGAATTGTATGTACCACCGTCAATATGTACATTACCAACTAGACCTAAATAGCTTTCACCACCAACTGTGATTGTGCCACTCATGTTGATGTTCTGTACAACATTGCCTCCAATATCACTTCCAGCATTTAAAAATGCTTCTACATTTGCATTTCCATATGGTTTAGTTGGATCAATATCTACTTGATTAGAATATAAGGTAGTAAAGTTTCTTTGTGAAACATTACCCGTACTTATATTACCTGTTGTAGAATTATACAACGTTGTAAAATTGTTACTTGAAACACTTACATTGTTGTTAAATGAGTACAAGCTATTTAAATTGTTAGGCATACTAACGATCCTTACTTAATATTATATTGACGATATTGTCTTGGTTGCCATACTGAAGTTAATCGTGTATGTCCACCACTCCATTTCCCAAGATTGTTTTGGTCAGTAACAACGTTCCATGCTTCTTTAAATTTAGCATCGTATACTGCCGCGTCTTGATCATTGTGGCGTTTTATAAAGTATTCACGCAAAGTACTATAAACATAACCTTCAGGCCATGTTGACAAAACTGCATTGCTTTGTACATCAACATCAGTTTCATATATGTCAGTTACATCACCTACTACTGGAGTCAATCCACCAGTTGCAATAAATGTAATACTTGTTGAACTTAAAACTGTATCTACAGTTACTGTACCTGTACCTATACTGCCTGTATCATCTGTAGCATATATTATATCACCTGCTTCTAATCCTTCAGTACTATCCATACCAGCTATTGCACCAGTCCAGGGACCCGCACCAGATACACTAGTAACACTGCCTACAGCACTAATCAATTGGTCATCTGCAGGACTAAACAACAGAGGCCATGCTCTGTAGTAGTACATGTTAATCAAATCACCTTGAGCAACATATGGTAAGAATTCATAATTTGCGCCAACTTCACTGAACTTACCACGAATAACAGCAGGTACGTTTACTGGTTGCAAATAGAGTTGTGCAATCATACCTTGAGTAATAATATCTCTATCACCAATTCTATCGTAAACTATCCAGGGTCCTGTTTGACTGCTTGTTGAACCAACAGTAGTAAATGAAATTGAACCACTTACAGCACCAGTATTCAATACTGTTAATGTTATTATTGTGTTATTAGGACCAGTAATACTTTGTATTTCGGCACCAGTGCCAATACCAGTACCACCAACAAGCATACCCGGAACTAAGTTTTGATTTGGTACACTAGTTAAAGTGATTGTGTATGTTGCCACATCTCCGGTTGCACTAGCACTTGTTACATATTGTTGCCCCTGTTTAAAAAACAATATAGGCTTATTCATATCGCCAGGAATAGGAATCTGCCCTAACGCATTAACTACACCTATGTTTTGTGGATCATATGGATCGCAACGCAACGCAGGTAACTCAATGTTACGCATTGACAATTCTGCCATGAAAATACACTTTTTAATTTCATCTGTATTTGTGCTACCTGTGAAATCTTTGATGAATATTACTAAGTCATCTGCTGTTGGGATTACAAACATTATTAATGTCCTTTAAAAAATTTCTGCTGCCCTGCTTTAGTTGGGTATGATACCTGTACAGGTATTGGCAGTTTACCACCCGGATAGCACACATATTGAGGATACTCTTGTTGTACTACACGATAAAATTGTGCTTTTAATGTTCTATCATTTTTAATAGCATTCCAGGGCATACCACCAAAATATTGATCGCTAATTCGTATGCTGATTACTGAAGGTAATTCCATCCATTTATATCCTAATGTACCATCAGGCATTAATGGTGCTAATGGATCAGGAACACCTGCTTCTGCCATAGCACGATATTCTTTAACATGCTGTATAATTGCATCAATGTTGTTTTGTTCACGTTTAATATAAAACTTACCATCTTCACGACCAGTAGTAACTTTTATATTATTACTTTTATTGTATGCTGTTCTACTCCAATCACCTTTCATAGAGTTATACAAATCATTATTTTTTAATAATTTATCTGCTATTCCATTATGATTAGTTACCATTCCACCGTGATCTTGTCTCCAATAATCATGGTTCTTTTCTGGGTCTGTATTATCTAAGTATTCTGGGTTATTTAAATCGTTCATATATGTATTTAGTATTTTTAAATTATCGTTAGTAACAACAAAAAAGCCCCATTGCTGGGGCTTTTTATATTATAACAACTTAATATTAAGGTGTTACGTCGCCTGGTCCGAAGTTTACACGACTTACCAATTCTGCTGGACGTGCGCTTGGCAAACTAGCTTGAGCAGTTGTACCTGCTTCAATGTTGTTCAACATACCGATACCAGCTGGGTTACGTACAATCAATGTACCTTCCATGATGAACTGATCCAAACTTGCGTCTGCGTTTGAGAACACTTCATTGTTAGGTCCTAGATCACGTAATGAACCCCATTGTACAACATCTTCATTCAAGAAGTAAATGCTGTTACTTACACCTGATTGGTCCATGATCCAAGAATCATAAACTTCATAAGTGTAGTTGAAGTCACCTTCGTAAGTACTGATTGTGTCACCACGCTCTGAATTTACACGATTGATACCACGACTTTGTGTGATATTATCGGAAATACTAGTACGTAGACTTGTAGGTGCTACGATAGTACGAATTTTAGCGTTGTAACGTTGTTCAGCAGTTGTTACCAATTGCTTGTACAATGCAGGACTGAAGTACTGATTAGTAAAGGTACCAGTAATGAAACTAGAACCATTAGCATAAATGCGTAATGCATTTGTAGCTTGAACTACAGCATCAGTATCTTCATTGTTGATGTTGGTATCTAAACCAGTTACGCTACCTGAAGTAGTGTTAAAAGATTGAGTACCAGCAAAACTTGCCAATGAACCCATACGACGGCCTGTTTGACCAGCAGGTAATCCACTTGCTGTACCACTTTGACCAGCATACTTAGTACCGATTTGGTCAGCACGAACTAGTTGTTGCTCAACGTCAAACATCAATTCAATCAATTGCTTGACTTCTTGATATGCTTGAGGATCGCCACCAGACTGCATAACAGCACGTGCAGTTCCAGATGCCGCAATAACGGTACTGAAAATCTGAGTGTAGTTACCTAAGTTGTAACGACTGTTACTTTCTGCTTGACTGGTATTAACAGTAGCGCCTTCAACTTGTGCTTGTACTGCGGGCGCACGATAGATATCGTCTGTCCATAGGGGCAATGTTGAATTGACTTTACGCTTTTTTGACATTGCCATGTTCAATACAGGGGTGTCATCTTTAACACGGTTAGACACATCTAGGTCTAGGTCTTTGACAACGATATCAGATCCATAAGCTGTTGTACCGTTACCAATTTGACTGGTTGTAATTTCTGCCATAATAATCTCCTTAAAATGTAATTAGGCTATTTTATCTACCACCTCTAGCACCACGTATTTGTTGTAATCGTTGTACTAGTAGGTTGTCTCCGGCTTTTTTATCGCCGCTCTTGGCTTGTTCACGAAGTTTGTTCATGTCATCACTAGCGCCTCGTGGAGTAGTTGAACTACTGCGTCTTTGCGTTAATGCTGCCATTGAGGATCCAGCTGATTTAGTAGTTGGTTTATCTCTATAGCGTAGTCCGTCTCGTACCAGTGAAAGCAATTGCTCATCACTTGAGATTAGGTCTAAGTTTGGAACTCCAGGTATAATTTCTTCATTAGCTTGAGACCAATGCTTTGACAATTTCTCTCTAACTTCTTTGTAGACATATTCATTTTTCAATTCCTTGTCTTGGAAGTTTTTGCGAGATTGTTCAAGTCTTTGATTTACTTGCTGTGAACGAATTTGCCTGAACTCATCAACTGCTGGCTTTAGTTGCCCAATAGCTTGCTGTTGTTGACGAATATACTGTTCATTCTGTGCCATGCTTGCATGAATTCTTGCAATTACTGCAGGATCTCTTGTTTGCTGTAACTGTTGCTGAAACGTAGTTTGATAATTTTGTGTTTTAACAATTTCATCATACGCTTGTTGCAACTTAGGCTGAACTGTAAATTCCATTGCTAGAGTCAAACCTTCTTGTCTTGCCTGAGTTTCTTTGAGATATTCGTCAAAGTCTGCTCGTTCAATTTTCAGTTGGCGTGCTTCTTCATGTATTGCTGATCCTTGACCTAATATCGCGGCTGCTTTCTTAGCATCAATAACTACTTCTTTACCATTCTTCATAAACTTGAACTTAGCGTTCGGGTTAGTTTCTGCGAATTCAATAAAATCAATTAGTTCGTCTGATGTAGAATTTGTACTGTCAGTGCTTACCTCTTCAGGGGCAGTTGCTTCCAAATTGCTTTCGCCAATATCACTATCTAAAGTATCAACAACTTCTGGCTCAATGTCTCCATTGTCTGGTGCCACAGGGCTTGAAGTCTCTGCCGATTCTTCTTGACCTGTTGCAGTCTGTTCAGTAGGTCTAATCTGGTTACGCAATGTTTCATTTCGCATCGCGGTCATTTTAGCTGCTATTGAGTCTAAACTAGGGACTGCACTTTGTTCAGTGACCGCAGCTGGTGTGCTGTTAGGGCTGATTTCGTTTGTCATTAAATTTTCTTTCTATAAAATTACTCGGGTACTTCCGTATTACCAAGTTTATTTTTCAAGTAAACAGCCCTTTTAAGGCTGTTTATGAAACTGTCCATGCCAGCGAGTTCATTGCTATGTGCTATTCGCTGTGCATTATCATCTGTTGTATGCCCTCTAATACTAGAGAGTATATCAGTCAATTCAAATTTCCAATGATGAACAAACATCGCTAAATCTTTGTTCTTCAATAATGTTTCTGCTTGACTCCCATAACTTCTGATTCTGTCTTTCTGTTGTGGGGTCAAGTCTTTTATTTTTGTATAATCTATTACTAATCTATTGTTGTAAAACTCAACTGAGTTTTGATCTATCATTTCTTTTCCTTATTGTGTTATTTATACATTTATTTTACGAATAAACTTTAGGCTGTCCTTGCGCTAATGCCATGTAATCTAACTGTGTTTCAGCATCNTGACCTGAGAATTCTCCCAAAATCTGTTGTGCTTTAACATCGTTCAATTGTGCTTGACTTAGATCCTTCTTCTCACTTGGAGTAGGTTCTTTCTGAGACATTGCTTGTTTGCCCTGTTCAATCATTTGTGCAACTTCTTCATCACTAGGTAGATAGCTATTGCAATCTTTTACACCAAGTACATATAATGTATCAGCAAATGGCTTTTTAATTTTCTGATATATTTCTTTAGTTAATGTACCTTGTGATACCATACCTTGTGTAGTTTGATATAACTCACTTTGGCACTTCTGAATAATCTGTAAACGACCTAATGCGTTTTCTTCACTCATCATACCAATACTTAATTCTAAGTGAATTTGTTTTCTATCACAGAAGTTCATATCGTCCCATGCCATGTAATCTAAGAACTCTGGCTTTTTATCTGGGTGATAGTTTTGTGCTAATTTCTTAACTCCATAGTCATCACCATATTGAATCAATGTACGCCATACTAACCATAATGCTTCTTTCAAGCCTTCGGCTGAATTGCGTACAGTGTTATCTTGTATGATTTGATTTGGAGTTAATGCAAGTTGTAATTTAATACCTGAATTACCTGGTGACATGATTTCTGGATTGAATACATCTGATGGAGTAGTCATTCCAACCATAGCCATAGTATCTTGTTGTATGCGATTCATAGCAACTTCCAAGAATTGTAAGTTTCCGCTTGGAGGAGGTAATTGATATATGTCTTTTGCCGGATCAAATTTGCTGTCTAATATAAAGATAGCTGCTTCGCCATCTTGTAACATCTCAAANTCTAGTCTATCTGGTTTAACACCAATACGAGGTGTAGCAGTTAATAGACCTAATTGAATTTCNGCACGGGCAGCACTTGTGTTATACTCTTGCATTGGAATAACACTTTCAGCAATACTCATGCCATAGAAGTTTCCAGGTAGTGGCTTCGGACACATGTTTGCGACCGGAATGAACTCTACTTCTCTTGCTGAAATGATATATGAACCTGAATAAATTAATTCTATAAGTTCTAGTTCGCCATCACCATCTATGTCATATTTGTTCCATACTGTTACGACAGACACTTGACGACTATCTGGATCAGCACTTGCTGCCGAACTAACAGGTATACCCATGACAGGCACAGAGTCTCTTGCGTGAATTGCTAAGTTGTTTAATACTGAACCTGCTTGATAAGCACCATTCATATTATACTCAGCATGTTCTCTGAAATCTTCTAAATGTATTCCAGGATATAATTCTAACGCTTCCTGAATCGTCATTGGATCATAGTAACCACAGAATGGCTGATCTTTCATTTCAGGTACAGTTGGATCACATATCCAATAGTGTTGTGCAATTGGATGAAACTTAATATTAATACTATAGCCAGTTAGTTTGTATTTTGCAGTGTATACAGAATTGCGCTTTATTGCGTCATTTAATATTTGTTGTTCACCTGTATATAATTCACTACCCATGCCAGCCATGTTTTCTGACATACCATCTAGTACTGATTCACTAGAATTTTCATCTTTTAATTTACTGATAAAGTCATCAACTATGCTACTAGCCATTGAACTTTGTTGATCACCAATTAATTGTTTTACTTCAGCAAAAACTTTTTCAGTATTAACGTTAACTCGTCTACGGCTTTGACGTAATGCAGTTAATCCTGCTTCAGCAGCTTGTTGTTCAAATGCATGTAATTGGTCACTTGTACCTTGTGTTTCTACATAACGAGTGATTTGCTCACGTACTGGTTTGATCATCATCATACCATTTTTGTGCATACAAGCGTCCATGATCCAACGCTCTAAAATAAAGTGTGGGTCATTCATTTGATTGACAACTTTACTAACCATATCGTTAGCTTGTCTAGCTGCTACTTCATCATCTTGACCATCAGCTACAAATTCAAAATTGATCTCGCCATTTGGCATCAAGCCTTTAGCAATAACAGCAGTAGCATAATCTACTACTGGTTTAACTGATGGGTGAATGTAATCAATGCCATTTACAGGAGCAGTACTGTCAGTGACAGCAAGGCAAAGATAATGATAATCACTGGCTCTATTAACAGCATTTTTAGTTCCTAAATAGCGCAAATAAGACGCCATTTTAACGTCCATTTGATTTTTCATGCGTACAAATCTAGAATTAATATTTCTATTTTGATTTATATCTTGTACTGGAATGTTTTTAATATCCAACATATTGGGAATTCCTTTTTATATACTATTTAGTCTTTTTAATTTGATGCGTTATAGGTCGTTTTCCAAGCAGGCTTATTGCTGTCATCTTTACGTACATACCTATCTCGTTGCGCCATCATTCGTTGTTGAGGAGTTCTATTGTCCCATGGCTCGCAAATGCCCTGCAAACACGCCAATAATCCATATCTACAGCTATCAATACAATCATCTGGGTCTGAAAATCTACCCTTTTCATCTACATAATAGTTTTGTGCTTCACTTAGAAAATGTGTGCAGTTTTCGTTTACCATTAAACTACCAACTTCAAGCATTTGACGCATTTGGTTGATACCATATGCTTTGTGATTTGTTACACGACCTTCGCTGTCAGGTGGATTCATTATAGCTTTCTCATATACATTTAATTCATATTGTTCAAATAGTTCTCTAATACTACTTGCACTCATAGTATATCTACCACTTGTGTTTGCATCAGCTGGTAATACGATTGGAGTACCAAATACTTCTGGTCTTAACAAGTGATTAATGTACTGAGTTGGTACAGCTTCTTCCATTCCCTGCACTACAATTTGTTTGTGCAAGTATGCTGTTCTTTCATATGGTTCCCAATACATTAAACTAATAACTGTTTTATCATTTACTAAACCCAAGTCAAGTGAAATTACACGTTGTATGTTTGGCATACGTTGAAAGTCAATCTCGCCTGTCTTGTATGTAGGCCAGTTATTTAATTGGAACACTGCTCCTTTACCCATTACAGGTTTACCAGCAATACGTGCTTCACGTTCATGTGGTAAGTAATCTCGTTCTAGTTGTCTGCGAGTTGACATTAACAAGAATGGTTGTCCCCATGGATCATATTCAGGTACATCATCCCAACTTACACGAATAAACTCATAGCCTTCTTCTCTATTCCAGAACTTACTAACTAATCCATTAAGACCTTTTAATGGTGTAAACGAACACAACACTTTACCCTGTGTTGTTGCAGTTCTAGTAACTATTTCACTAAAGAAATCATCTGGTGGTTGTTCGTCAAACACAGCAAGATTTAACTTGAAACCCTGCAATTGACGAACTTCTTGTGTGTAATTAGCAAATAACAAATAACTATTAGAACCTGATTTATGACGAATCTCTACGCCAATGCAGTTTGCTCCATCATTACGCATTGTATTAACAACAATACATTCACGAGGAATTGCGCCTGTGCCAAGATTGTCAGTAATCTTAACATCTTGTGTTCCCAATAATTCATTTTGCAATACTAACGCTACCTGACTCCAGCCCTCACCTGCTACCATACAAGTAATACTTTTATCAAAACGATAGCCTTCCCACCAATCAGGATATTGCCCTGTTAAATGCATTGCTGTTTCAAAACATGTTGAAACTGTTTTACCAATACGATTAGCTGCAAGTATGCCTCTGCGTTCATGCTTACCAGTTAAGAAAAAACTCTTTTGATGTTCAAATGGTCTAAAGTATTTCAGTTGATGATACTTCATATCATCTGCAATAGTTATACTCAAATCCATTAAACTATTCTTTAATGGACCTGGTATAGTTTTTAAGCTGTCAATAGTTAGATTGTTTTCGTCAACAACATAGCGCAAGGCTCTTGCCATTAAAGTTTCTGAACCAATCATTATTCAGTCTCTATGGGATAATGCTGATTTATAATACTTAAATAATACAATCCATGACTTAAATCATGTATGTCTTGCGCTGTACTTTGCCATGTTGATGTGTCTGCCATGTCACTAGGCTTTCTAGTTAATATGGCTTGTAGTCGTTCTGCGGTTAATCGCATACAATGTTCTACTTGTCCAGGGAAGCGTTCTTTAAATGCTTCCCTATGTACTTTATTGACTTTTTGTAAAATCAAAGTGTCACGAACTAAATTTTCTTCTTTAGTTTTTTGTGCAATATGTATTTCATTATCTCTAGGAGATAATGGAACATTCATAGTTGAACCATCAGTTCGTTTTATCATTTACTTAAATCCCAAGGATTGTGTGCTACTGAATCATTCAATGAAACGAATTCTCTATCAATCCATACTTCCCATTGATTGGTATTGTTAACTCTAAAAGTTTGCATCATAGCACGTAGGCGTTTACCTTGTGGAGTTAATGTTCCATCTTCACGCATAATAACTTGTTCACCTGTTCTAGGATCAACCCACTTAATAACTTCTGGTCTAGTGCGACCAAACTTATCAATCTTTTCACCATGTGGTTGTTGTGATAGTGGACCTAATATTTCATAGCTAATCATTCCGTTTTTATATTTACGGAACATCATATGAACCTTTTTATCTTGCGCTCGTTGATTTGGATCTGGATGAGGAATGATAGGACTGTAAAATACGTTTTGAGTTTCACTACGAGCAGGTAAACTACCGTCACGTGCAGGTGGTTCTTTAATTGGATCAACTGGTACTAATTCAGTACGGTCAATATATGGATTTTCTGTCCCCTTAAAACTTT